TTTGTTGACCTTAGTATTATAGGAAAATGAAGTTTGGAAGTCAAGTAGGACACTTACTTAGGTGTCCAGTGCTCCTTGCGTGGATCGAACACGCCTCAGGCGAATTATGAGTTCGCTGCATTCACCAGATTGCTAAAGGAGCAAGGTGGGCAGGGAGGGATTTGAACCCCCGTAGGCAGAGCCAGCGGATTTACAGTCCGCCTCCATTAACCACTCGGACACCTACCCGATAGGACTGCAGGGAATTGAACCCCGTTCACACCGTTATAAGCAGTGGGCCTTAACCAATAGGCGACAGTCCCATAAGACCAGATCTAGTGTAGAGGACCTGGAACCCTTTGTCAAGAACCTTCTTCGTGATCCGTGTGTATTCGTATGAGTTCGTCACTCACACCAGATTCTTGAAATACTTGGACAACTTCTTTATATGGAACTATTACTGCATCCCCGTGCTCACTTTTTATGATGAATGATTCTCCATTCTCAACACGATTCATAAGATTATCAAAATCTTCTTGAAACTCTTCAATTGTAAAAGTTGTAAGATCGTTAATTTCTTGATTCATTTTCATAAAGTGAGATTTATGAGTCCGAGTTGCAGGATTCGAACCTGCGACCCTCTGCTCCCAAAGCAGATGCGCTACCAAGCTGCGCTAAACCCGGTTGTTTTCATCCTTTGTTGAATGTACAATCATTATACCCATTGCTGGAGCGATTGTCAAGAGGCAACCAATGATGAATAAAGACACTTGGTTGGTTAAAAGGAACTCTACAAATTTTATCATGATGGATAAGCGTGTGTCAAGGCCCAAATAATGAATATTCCAATCAAACCAAAAATAGTCAGTGCATTGTATATAGTTTTACTCATCTTCTTCATCCTCATAAGTAGATGGTTCTTCAAATAACTCTTCCATTTTTTGTTTTTGAATTCTTTCTTGCAGTTTTTCTAAGTCTTCGTCTGAAAATCTTACCACGAGTAAAGGATCTCCTGCTCTTACGTTATTTAACTCTGGATGTTTTACTTTTGGACTTTTTGAATACCCATGATGGGCATTTAGTATCATCCAACCCTGAACAAACATTGAAATAGAAATAACCAAAAGCACAAACCAAGGAACTAAAAAGATTAGTTCAGAGTAATTTTGAGCCATGGAAATAGAGGCGGAATAACTCCAATCAGTCTTAGTAGTCCCTCAGCAAATAAAGCAAGAACCACCCAACCGACGCACATACTAATGATAGAAGCATTACGGTTGTGTCGTCGTATTGCTGCATCGATCATCTCCTGAACTTCAGAACGTGTAATAAATTCGTCTTGAGGTTCCATCACTTTTCATCTCCAAGAAACTTAGCAAGAGGATCTCTTTTTGTTTTTACAATTTCAACTGCTCTTTTGTAAAACATATTATCTGTGTTACCAGATTTTTCAAATGTTTCCTTTATACGGACCCAATTATTATAGGTATGTTGGTCCATAAGTTTTGAATGATAGTACTACTATATACTATCCACAGAACTTTCATCGTCAACATTTGGTGTTGAATTCTTAACACTGATGAAGAGATTGTTAAATTTGTAACTTAACTTAAAACGGTGAGTCAGGGATTCGAACCCTGGGAGGATATTAACCTCGACGGTTTTCAAGACCGTTGCCATAAACCACTCGACCAACTCACCCTATTATTTCCAATAAACCAGCGTGTATTTTCCGATGGCAAGGAGCACAGAGCATATAACATTTATCTATCTCTGCTTGGATTGTCTCCCATTTATAACCTTTATGTGCTAATTGAGCAACCTCTTTTTGCTTATTTCCTTTACCATTTATATGATGAAAATCAAAACAGCAAGGAGGATGATAATCTCCACATAATTCACAACACCCTCTTTCCAATTTATAGTTGTTTAATTTTTCAACCATTAATTTTTTATTATCTTTATTTTTAAGATAATTTTGTTTTTTACGTTCTTGAGATTGTTTTTGTGCCCAGAGACGTTGTGCTTCTCTTTGTTTCTCTTTATCTTTATAAGGCATAATATTTAAAGGTTCTAATCTATTTATAAGAGATTAGAACTCAACGGACTTCAAAATCCAAACGACGAACTTTACGTTGTCTACGTGCTTCTTGCCAAGCAATATCTTGAGAAGTCAACACGTTTGTTTTTGAATTTTCTTTTAATGAGTTTAACATAACAACTCTAGATAAGTCAAGTGCTGAAATCTTATCTCCGCGAATTGTTGCCATATTTGGACATCCACAAGTTACTGTTTTTGTTGGATGCCCTTCTAACTCTCTACCGCAAGTACGGCATCTAATTTTTAAGTTTTCCATAATTCTAATTATTCTTCAGTTGTTTCTTCTTCTATTTCTTCAATGATTTCTTCTTCTACTTCTTCTTGAACTTTTTTTGAACTTGTATCCGAAAATGAACGGAGCATCCAAACAAACTTGCCGTGAGACTCCATTAAATCTTGAACTAGATTTGCCGTAGCATATGACTTTTGTGCTTCTGCTTCTTCAGATATTTTACCCATTATATCGCAAAAATCAATATTTGATTGAAGAAGATCAGAAATCATTCCTTCAGCATTCGCAGAACTTGATGCTTCTTTGATTTTGGATACCTCAAGAACACGATTTAAACTACTCAAAGGTTTTACATTCAAGTATCTCATATGTTCTGATAGCCTATCAATCTCTTCAAAGATAGTCTCATATTGACCACCAAAAAGAGTATGAAGTTGCTGAAAATCTTTTCCCACAACATTCCAATGATAGACCCAAGTTTTATGAAATAGAACAAAAAGTGATGCCTGAGCATCACTTAAGAGTTTAAACAGTTTTTCCATTATACTCTTTTTGTAAGTATTTATCAAGTGGGCAATCACGGATTTGAACCGTGGACTTTCTGCGTGTAAAGCAGACACTCTGACCGCTGAGTTAATCGCCCGTTGTCCTCTGTCTGGGAATCGAACCCAGTTTCCAAGTGCGTTATCCGCCTGTCCTTACCAATAGACTACCAGAGGAAATGCCTAGGAAGGGTAACCCTCTACCAATGGAGGACCCCAGAACTAGGCAACTGGCGGGGGTGATCAAATCCCCGACCTAAGTAAACTTAGGATTTAGAGTGGTCTCCAATAGCCGTTCTTATCTCCCTTAAGGAAGATGTAGGTATCGAACCTACAAAGGACAGTCCCTATCGGAACTGCTGGGAATTCCGCCCAGAACCACATTTTAAGAACCCGAAGGTTCAGAGCGGGTAGGGGTAATCGAAACCCCATCTACTGCTTGGAAGGCAGTCATCTTAGCCGTTAGACGATACCCGCATACAAACTTTATTTTACCTTATGGAGGGTATAAAGTCAAACCCAGGTTTTTTCTTTAATTATGGAAATAATAGTTGGATGAGAAACATTATAAATTTTGGCAATGTTTCTATAAGACATACCTTGGATTTTTAATTTCTTAATTTCATTTATCTGATTTATTGTCAGTTTGCTATTTGGATTTATTTCTTTTTTTAATCTAGGTTGTCTATTTTTACTACATTTATCTATATGATTTATTTCATCTGTTGATAGTGCTAGATTATCCGGAGAATTTGGGAATGGGTGATACTCATCAAGATGAATAACAACTAAACCATCAGGAATAAGAGAATAAAAACATTCATAAACCAATCTATGAAGTTGTTTATCTGTGTTTGAAGCAACTCTACACCTAAAATGATACTTTGTAGTAGACCAACTAAACAATCGTGGTTTAACTGATGGTTTATCTAGTCTAATAAACTCACCTTTATCACTACACTGTATATTATAGATTGGATGCCTTTTCCACATAATCGCATTCACAATAAGACAATCATAAACTATTTAAGTTTGATTGTCAAGTGCCCCTGGTAAGATTCGAACTTACACTGTATGGATTCTAAGTCCACCTTCTCTACCGTTGGAATACAAGGGCTGGTGGCGGGGGGTGGAGTTGAACCACCTACCTGAAGCTTATGAGACTTCTGTGCAACCGTTACACTTCCCCACGATGATGGAGTAAGTGTGATATATCTCATAAGGATATAACAGAGACTTACCCTCTATCACTTTTATATATTACACCATTTCTGAGATTGTGTCAAGTCTAAGTTCTGCGTGTATCTCTCTGTGGCAGTTAGCACATACACATATACATTTGTCAAGTTCTTTTTTCTGGTCTTCCCACTTTCTCAATTTTATACTTCCAAAGTTTTTATCTTTTTGAGTTGGATCAATATGATGAAACTCTAAGGCATCTATACATTTATCATATCCACATCTTTCACATTTTCCACCCTTATACTTAACTGCTCTTTTTTTATTATTCTTCCACCTATCAGCAGAATATTTATTATGACATTTTTTACAATTTGCTTGCCATATTTTTTTACTACTCCTCCAATATCCAGTTTCTTCAGTTAATAAAATAGAGCACTTGGAGCAATGTTGTATTGGTCTTCCATCAACTTTAAATATAGAATATTCTCCAATATATCCATCACTAAACGATTTATGTATAGTAGTTAAATTATACTTATTCAACCAATATCTAACCGTAGTCTTTCCTTTGTTTTCTATTTTAGATATTTGAGTAGTAGACATTCCACACTCAATATATCCTACAAGTTTTTGTTTATCCATATAGTTCAGAGGAAATATATTATTATTTATATCCATTAAACACCGCAGATAGGATTTGAACCTATATCTTACATCTTAGAAGGATGGTGCATGATCCGTCATGCTGCTGCGGCAAGAGACCCCCCTGTTTGAGCATTATAAAGAGGCTTGGGGGGTGAAGGACTTATGCGGAGTTTGGACCTCCGCTGCCCATGAGAGTATTATAAGGTGCTTGTGCTCAGGTGTCAACCAGCTGCTTTTGCTTCCTTACGTGCAGTCTTCTCTTCAGTAATTTCTGCTCTACGTGCTTTTACAAGTTTAGCAATTTCCTGAAGTGCTTTACGAGCACGAGTGCCCGCAGAAGCATTACCTTTTACGGTGAACTTTTCGTCTTCTGCTCTCCATGCTTCAACGGCATCAAGCAGTTCTTGTGATGTAGACATAATAACCTCCAATAAAAAATTTAAGGATGTGTTATTTATACACTTTAAACGCAATCTTTTACCCAAGGAGAACATAGTCTCATTTCTCCTCCAAGTTTTTTACATTCCTCAGAGTAACATACAGAATTATCAGGAGCTATTTCAATCAACCTCGGCAAAGGTATTCTAGGTTCATTTAAATACCCTGTCAAGCGTTCATAATCATGAATAGCTTTATCAACATCTCTTTCTACTCTTCTCTTCACGACTCCTGGATCTTTGAGAAGAACATCGTTAATTATGGTCTGTGGGAACAACCTTCTCTGCACCTCGTCTAAGAGGTCCCAGAGGCGCTCCTGGGGCGCTCCAGTGCATTGGGAGAGTGATGCCACCAGAACGCTCAATACGACGCTTACAAGGACTATTTGCTTCTGGTCTGGTCTCTTGTTTCCGAAGTTAAAATTGAGCATAAAAAAAGGAGTCTAGGACTCCCTCTATTTATTAAATTATTCTAAATTATTTCTTTGCGCTGCTGCCGCCATCCTTTTTTCAAGCTCCCTTTTTCTCTTTTCTTTTGGATCTTCCTGGGGTGTTGATGCTGGTTGCGCTGCGGTTGGTGCTTGAGTGGGTTGTGGGGCAGGAACGGGGACTGGTTGTGATGGTTGGGGTGTCTTTGGTTTCTCTGGCGTGGGGGGTGTTGGAGGGGTGCTCAGATGGGTCTGGTGAGTAGTTACTGCAGTATCATGAGCAATTTGTGCTGCTTGAACATTTTGCGCTGCTACCGCTTGCTTTTCTGCATGTTGTTGAGCTGCAGCGGGATTATTCTGTAAATAGAAAGCATTTTTCCTAGGAACAGGTTTTCCTTTTGGTGTTGTGACTACAGTTGCATCAGCTGCAGCTGCTTTTGCTGCTTCTAAATCACTTGCAGTCTGTGCAGTTTGTTGCTCCAATTCTGCTGCAGTTTGTGCATGTGCTTGTGCTGCTGCTTGTGCCTGACGATTAAAGAGAGCAAAAGATGATTGCCTTGTTTTTTGTGCTGCCTTTTCTTTAGGTGCTGCTTGAATATCACCTGCAACTGCCATTTCTCTTCCTCCACCTTTTCCAGCCCTTGCTCTTAACCCAACTGATTGCTGCCTAGGGTCTCTAAAAGATGCTCCTTCGCCACCAGTAGTCCACATAGATTGTGCGGTTTTACTCTTAGAAAACTGACCAGTTCCTTTAACCATCTCTTGTCCTGCCGCACGCTGAACTCCAGGAACTTTTTTCTCTAACCCATCAATCTCTGCTTGGACTTGAGTATAAACATCTTTTTGCTGCTGTGGAGACATTCCTTTAGTAGATGCCATCAACTCTTTAATTTTGTTAAGAGTTTCTTGACTTGTTGAAATTATTTCTTTCCCTTTCTTTCTAGCATCTATTTTTAATTGTGCCACTCTTTCTTTATATTCTTGGTCGGTTTCTCCTGCCTTTTTCTTGGGTTTATTTGCCAATATACTTTTTACTTGTTTCTGCGCAGCAACTTGAACGCCTCTTTCAAGAGTTGCGGTTGCTTGATCTGCCTGCGCAGAACCTGCCTGAGAACCACGATAATCTTTACCACTTACACGGTGCTGCTTCTTTGGATCTTCTGGATCAGAAAAAACATAGTCAAATCTCCCTTGACCTTTTACATTTCCTTTCCATGATGGTTTAGATGCTTCATGTTCTCCACCTGAAACTCTACCTACCCATCCTTTTGATGCAATATTTCCACCTTTTTTACTTTGAATTAAACTTAAAAATCCAGGAACAGCTCTTTCTATTTCTGAATAATATGCATTTTCATGTCCTGAAGTTTTCTTTTTCCCAGAAAATCCTTCATCGGATGCGTTATCAAAATGCAATGGATGCTCTTTATCAGTTTTTGCACTTTCTAGTTCTTGTGCAATGACTTGATTAACAGCATCAAAATCTTTTTTGCGGATTAAATCTCTTACTTCTGGAGAAGATACCAAATGATTATAGAAATTTATATTTGCATGTTCATCGCTATACTTTGGTTCTCCACCACGCTTTTCTATAATAAGGTATGCTTCTGATATAAAGTATTTAAATGTCTTCATTCTACTAAAAAGGGGAGGTCTGCAGCACTCCCCTATATTTATTATTTTATTGTATATTCGATTTTATCAAACTTCTACCGTGATCAGTCGGTTGGCATAATCATAGGCATACGAAGTGCGGGCACCATGATGCCCCCAACCAATCCAACTATACGCATAGTTCATGTAACGATCGATAGACTTACCAGGAACTTTCATTCTGTCTGCGATACGTTGCCATTGAACCTCAGTTGTTAGATAACCAAGTTGCGTGTGAATAGACGATGGATTACCACCAGTCTTTCTAGCAAAAGCACCCAATCCATAATAACGATCCGAAGATGTCCATTGAATCAGTCCATAACCGCGGCCGCAGTTATTCCAACTGGTTCTGCTACCACCTTCACAAATGTTAGGAATAAAAGTTGATTCCTGACGAATATTACCCATGATGGTAGCGAGGGCGTTTCTGTCTTTAATTCCTTGATCTTGGAAAAAGTCCAGAGCAAGTTTTTCATACTCATTACACCCTTTACAAATTAGCCTTTTCTCTTTTGGC